GGAGTCCAGACTGCTTTTAACTTACGAGTTTTCGCGATTATCGGAATACTCTTTAATGCGATATCTAATTCAGGAATGTCAATGTCTGCTTCTGGGTTAGCATCTATATTAGCTGCTGATGCCTCGAAGTCAGTTCTGCTGTAATCTGTTGCTGGTTGTTTATGGAATTTAACCGTAGCATTAACTGGTGCACCTGTTCCAGCTTTTCTTACAATAAATGTAGTTTCTGAATTTGTTGCACTATGTTTTGTGTATGCAGGGAAGAACTCATCAAAACCTGAACCTGATATTGTGAATGCTCTCACTCCATCTTTGTCTAGTCCTGAAAGTGCTGCGTCTGCAACAACAACTTTTAATAAAGCATTATCTGCTGTATCTGCAATAGCTTGTGATGCTGATAGGTCTGGTTCATAATCAACGTCTTCCCAGTCTACTGAACCTGTGCTAAAGTTTGAACTATTAGCTGTTCCACCGATTGTTAAAGCGGCTGATGAGTTGTCGTTGATTGAGTATCCAAATTTACCTGCACCATACAAACCACCACTTGCGTCACCTGAACCAGATGTATTACCATATACATCAGCGTTATTAGTGTGAGCAGCTGTTTGGTCTGTACCGTATTTGAAGTCAAGATAGAAAATAAGACCTGAAGGTAAGTTCATAGGTTGAACTGACACAAAGTCTTGTGCTGCGATTTCACCAAAAATTCTACGAACTAATGGTAAAGCTACACCACTCCACTCTTCTGCGTTTTGTCCACCTGTTACTGACGCTTCTTGGATTAACTGACCTGCTTGGTTTTCAAGTAGGACTGCCATTCCGTGTCTTTTATTTTCGTCCTCAAGACCTTCTAAAAGGCCTGTTGGCTCCCATTTCTTAACTAATTGACGAGTTTGTTCAAGCAATTGTCTTTGCGGATTATATCCGTCCATAAGTTTTTCAATTGAATTTAATTTACTCATTTTTTTAGTCTCCTAACTATTAAAGTATGTTTGCTAATTTCTTGAATCTATTTCTTAACTCTTGTCCTTCTGACAATACCTCTTTTTGTGGTTTTGTAGAACGAACTGGTTTAGAACTTGAACCTTTCTTTACTGACTCACTAATGTTAGAAGGTCTTTTAAATGATTCTGCTAATGTAGCGTAAACCAATTTAACTTCTCTTAAGTTTTTAGTTCTGTCAAAAGTTTCAACAACTTTTAATTTTTGGTTGTTGTTAAGTCCAAATGCTCTAAACAATTTGTTTGAGAACAATAGTTTTGCATTCAAGAGATTAACTTCGTTTAAGTTTTGTCTCATAAAGTTAATAACTTTACGATACTCTTTGATTTCTTTTTGAAGTTCATCCACTTTTGCGTCTTCTTCTTCGGCATCTTCTTCTTCTGTAAGTGCTGCTAAGACTTCATCTAAGTCAAGGTCTTCCTCGTCTTTGTCTTCAACTTCTGTTAAGTCGTCAACAATTTCGTGGTCACCAAGTTCTTTACCTGCTGGTTTATCAGAACCTTCACCTTCTGGGCCTTGTGCACCTGATTTTGTAGAATCATTTGCTTCTGGATTAACTTTGTTGTCTGCACTTCCGATATCAGAAGAAACATCATTTTCTGCTAACTTGTCCTCATCTGTTTCAACTTCGTCTTTGTCCATACCATCACCGACTTCGTCAGTATTGTATTCTTCATCAACTTTGTCTTCATCATCTAAGTCTTTTTCAAGTTCTGCAAGAACTGATTCAAGGTCAAGTTCATCTTCTTCAGCGTCTTCAGTTTCTTCAGCATCTTCTGCTTCATCAACTTTATCTTCTTCGTCAGTGTCTTCGTCCTCTCTCATTTCTTTGTCATCTTCTTCTTTGTCTTCAGCTTCGTCCATTTCTTCTTCATCAGAATTTCTCATTTCCTCAGCATCTTCTGCTTCGTCCATTTCTTCTTCGTCAGAATTTCTCATTTCTTCAGCGTCTCTCATTTCATCGGCATCCATTTCTTCTTCTTTGTCGTGCATTGCTTCTTCTTTATCGTGCATTGCTTCCTCAGAATCTCTCATTTCATCGGCGTCCATTTCTTCTTCTTTGTCCATTTCTTCCTCTGAATCTTCCATTTCAGTTGCGATTTTCTTTGACAACATAGATTGCAAACGTGGTGTGAATGCTTCTTCAAGTGCTATCTTTGCGTTTGCAAGTGCTGTTTCACGAACTGCTTTTGCATCAGCGATAGCTTCTCTTAATAAATCATCCATTTTATAATCTCCGTTTGGATTCAATATAGTTATTTGGAACTATAATATAGTTTAATTGATTTACACTATATGATTGAACGAATGTTCATAGTGTATTTAGTTTCGTATATATAAATATAACAAACTGAAAAAATATCACACAAAGTGTGTATTTATTTTAATCTTCTTGATTTTTTAATTTTTCGTATTTAGCTCGTAGTTTTGCTTTATTTTTTTGTTCTCTTTTTAACTCTGATGGTTTTTTATAAAAAGAACGCTCTTTCAATTCAAACATAATGCCAGAATCTTTGACTTTTCGTTTGAATATTTTAAGTGCTTTTTCTACTGATTGACCTTTACGAATCTGTACTTTTAACAACCTTTACTCTCTTTCTTTATCTTATTTTTGAAACTATTTTTGCTAATTCTTTTAAATCGGCTTTTTCATCACTACCAAGTCTTTGACTATATCTTAACATATAGTTAATCTTATATAATGCTTCTTTTCTAACTTTAAGATTATTTTCAGTTAATAGTGATTTTAATTTAATCATTAAGACCTTTCTAATTCACCCATTTCTTTTTCTATTTGTTTTTTAAATTTACTTGTAATGTTATCTTTAACACCTGAATTTTTAAGAAATTTAAAAAATTCATTAATAGATTTGAATAGTTTTCTTTGTCTATCACCACGAATTTTATTGATTAATTGTAATTGTCGTGGATTTAGACCTCTTTCGTTTAATATGTCTTTTAATTTAATCATTTTATAAAAATCCTAACAAATCGTCTAATTGTCTTAATGCTCTACGATTACCTTTCATAGCTGCTATGATTGCAAGTGAGTATCTTCTACCACCTGTTTCAATAACATCTAATAAATCGTCTGGTTCAAGGTCATATTTTTTAAGAAACTTTTCAACCTCTTGTTCTGATTTACCGAGATTTGATGATACACTAAAAAGGTCTTGTTTTCTATTTTCTTGAACTTCTTCTTCTTCTTTTAACTTATATGCATTTGTGGTGTCTTCAAGTGTTGGTAATGGCTCACCAAACTTTCTTTCGTTCCACAAGTTTTCATTAAGAAGTTTCTTAAGTTTCATTATTTAAGTTTACCTTCAGATTTTGCTTTGTAGTTTTTATCCACATAGTTGAAAAACTTTTTCTTTTTCTCGTCAGAACCTAATTCGTCTGGTGATTTAATTCCAAATTTTTTCATTGCTGATTGGAAAAACTCCTCGTAATCTCCCTCTTCAATGGTGTCTCCACGAGTATCTCTATCATCGTCATCGTGTCCAGACATATGTGTTTCTGGAATATCATAATAACGATTTAAAATTACTCCCATATCTTCATATAGTGCTGATAATCTTTGTTGAACTGATGATGCTTCTTCTGCAATCTTTGAGAATTGTTTTGAGTGATTTGTTAATTCTTTCATATTACGAGTTACCGTAACTTTATCAAACCAATTTTCTGTTTCTTGAACCGTGTGTGTTGCTGCCATTTCTGCTATCTGTGATAGAGATTTTGCAGTTTCTTTCAAAGATTGTTGTTGATATAATGATTCACCTAATGCGTTATAGTTTTTAAGTGCTTCACTTACTTGTTTTGATGAAATCTTTTGTGATTGTTCACCATATTTTTCTTTAACAATTTGTGATAAAGAACCATATCCCGCATTAATTGCTGGTGTTGAAACTACTCCACCGACAATGGAAAAGTTTTCTTTAATTATTTTTTTTAGTTTTGCCATTTTTGTTTTCTCCTTGTATATAAATATACTAAACTTATTTTTTTCGTCTTCCGTATTGAACAAACCTA